GGACTAATAACGTTTCCGTCTATTCTGATATTGTCTGCATTTAATTGTCCGTTTACAGTTGCCGTACCTGTTATTGTTTGACCTATTGTGGTCATTGCATTTTGCACGTCCACAGTACCTGTGCCATTTGCACTGATTTCTAAGTCAGCATTTGAGGCATTTGTTGTAATTTTGTTGTCTTTAATTCTTACGTAATCTATGTTTGCCTGACCTGTAATAACATGATTTCCTGTCTGTGAAGTATCAAACGTGCCAGTCAGTTCATCTAATATTTCAACTTTACCAGTTCCTTGTCCTTGAAGTTGTAGGTTTGCGTTAGTTTCTGCTGAGGTGATAACGTTATCGTTGATAGTAACACCATCGAGTGTTGAACTTCCTGTAACAGATAAACTTGCTCCTGACAATGTAGTGAATGCACCAGTAGAGGCACTTGCCGCACCGATTGTAGTACCGTCTATGGCACCACCACCTATGTCAACATCATTTATAACTACATTTCCTGAACCGTTTCCTGCAAGTGTCAAACTTCCGTTGGTATCAATATTTGTAATTGTGCTACCATTTATTTGAACATTATCTATTTCCGCTACACCTGTAACTTGTAATGTACCTGTTTGATTTACGTTTCCTGTCTGTGTGGTATTTCCTGTTATTCCTAAATCACCAGTGTGTGTGATCGCACCTGTAAAAACCATAGGAGCGATAACTTCAACACTACCTGTGCCATTTGCGTCCAGTTGTAAATTTGCATTGGACGTAGAGGTTGTAATTTTGTTATCTTTTATTCTAATCTCGCTATCAACTAATAGGTTGTTGATGGCCACGTGGCCTGTGCCGTTACCGTTAACATTCAAATTTCCATTTGTAACTATTGACGTGATCGTGCTACCATCTATCTGTACATTGTCTGCCTCGAACTTACCTGTAACCTGGATATTATCACCAGCGGCATTACCTAAGTTTATGTTTCCGTTGGCAATGATGTTTCCTGAGGCTGTAAGATTGCCTGTAACATTAGTATTGCTTTGCAGTTCGATGGTACCTGTACCGTTTGCACTTACAGTAATGTTACCGTTTGTTATTCCAGAAGTGATTGATTTGTTGTTAACATCTAGGTTTCCTCCCAATTGGGGAGTAGTGTCTTCGAGTAAATCATTCGCTTCAGCGGTTGTGCCGTACAACTCTGAAAAGTTGTCATTAATTTTGTCAAATGCTGTTCTTAACGGATCACCTGTTCCGTCGTTTGCTGTTGTTCCGATATTGATAGTTTGTTGTGCCATATTTTAATTCCTTACAGTGTATTTATTAATGATTTTGTAAACCGAATGTAAATTTAACTTGCTATTAGACCGTAATTTCTCAACACTGTCAACATTTGATTTATGATGCCTCGTAAATCCTCAACAGTTGAACCGTCATTAGCGGAAGGATCAAAAGCGATTGCGGACTGTTTAGTTACCGGTGTGGTTCCAAAGAATCCTATCTTTCCACCTGCTTCTGAAACAATTATACCACCTGTTCCTGTTGTTGTCAATTCAAGGTTACTGTTTGTTTGAACGGTCTTTATTACATTATCTCTTATATCAATATTGCCGTCTACTAAAATGTTTGACGCCAAAAGCGATGTGAAATTACCTGTACTTTGTGTACTTGCACCTATTGTTGTGTTATCGATTGTACCAGCGTTGATATCAGCAGTTGTGGCAACTAGGCTTGATGTCGTGACCGCCGCGGCAGAATTTGCTCCAATGATCGTGCCATCTATTGCACCACCGTTGATGTCTGCTTTTGCAATAACCACAGATCCTGTTCCACTTGCGTCCAACATAAGATCATCATTCGAACGATTTGCCTGCACATGATTGTCGTGTATAGTGATCGCCGGCATGCGAACATCGCCTGTGCCGTTTGGCACCAACACGATGTCATCGTTTGATCTGTTAGAAGATATGTTGTTACCAGAAATTGTAATGCCCTGATCTACCGCCGTCTCGGCATACAACTCTGTGAAGTTAGTGTTTATTTTCTGCATCGCGGTACGTAGGTCATCACCTGTACCGTCGTTAGCATTTGTTCCTATGTTAATATTTTGTCTAGCCATTTTATATTGCTTGTAAAACTAATTTTTTCCATATCGCAGTCGATCCATCATAGTTCGCTGTGCAAACATATAAATTGGTACCGTCATATGATATAGATCCTTTCCTGTCACCTGCATTGCCAACACCGGTTGCAGTTTTTGTTTCTGTGATTATAATTCTGTCATCATTAACAACAACGTTTCCTGTACCATTTACTCCTAGGGTCAGATCACTGTTGGTTCCGATCGGAGACACAGTGGAATTATTTACTGTCAATTGATCCACTTCTACGATACCGGTTCCGTTGGGTTGAATAACAACATTACCGTTGGTGTTTGTGTTAGTGATAACGCCAGATCCCAGGTTACTGCTAAACAACTGGTCAAAGTTATCGTTTATTTTACCCATAGCAACACGGATCGTGTCCCCAGTTGCTTGGTTTCCTGCTGTACCTGTGTCTATTATTAATCTAGCCATATTATGTGTACTGCTATTTATTAAATATTAGCGATGTTCTTAGAAACTCTTAAAACACTCCGTTTGTACGAGAGGCAGTCAAAGTTAGGCATTTACCATACCTTCAAACGCAAAAACACAATCTACGTTTTCTGTTGTGACAGTTGTGGTGTGACCTTTATGCGTCCAAGGGCAAAGGTTGATCCGGTACGTGCCACCAATGACTACAAGCACGTTTGCAGTAATTGTGACACTAAAAAATTCGCACAGAAAGTGGGAGTTAAAATGCGAAGTGTTTACAGTCTCGATGCAAGTTCTACACTAAATCTTTGATTAGTGCCATTTGTATTGACCTCCATGGAATGTGCGCCATGTGATGTCCTTTTCTTCTCCGCGTGTAAATCTTAACAGATCAGCGTAGGTGCCACAGTAGATGTTAGTGACATCAAAAAATTTAAACAACAATGGATTAGTCTTGATATATTCCTTACGGTTGAAATAATAAAATTTTACGTCATTGTATTTTCTTGCTGTCTGTCTCAAATGAAATAGCCATTCATATTTTAAGTAGGCCTTCATGTTTATCCTGGATGGATAGTTAGGTGTATTTTTATAAACGTTATTTTGTGGTCTCATCATCTCACCTACAGAGGCTTCCCATTGTCTAGCACCCAAGAAATCAAAACCCAAAATTGCCACAGACTTGGCACCATTTTCCACTGCATGAAGCACAGCACTACATCCACTGCCTCTAGTCTCTGTGAAGTCTATTGTTCTTGTCTTTCCAGTCCTAGCATCACCCCCGGTCCAAAATCTCATCAATGGTTTTCTGTGTTTGTCATGATCATGATTATCACCTTTGCAAAGATAATTCCAATCGGGTAAATCTTCTTTGTTTAATAAAGTTGCCTTGACATTTTTGTATGATCTTTTAGCATCTAATATTTCGGCATACATGTCATCGTTCACTGCCATGATGTAGTCGCAAAGATCTGGATGATCTCTATAGATGGCATTGCAACCATATATAATTCCTTTTTCTTTTAGTAGATTAAGATCAAAACTTAGCCGTGTTTCGCCATTTCCTATAACATATGTGTGTGTCATACGCCGAACGATTCTCCACAACCACATGAAGATGTGGCATTTGGGTTGATAACTTCAAATTGAGAACCAAAAACTTCTTGTTTGTAATCGATTGTGGTTCCCATCACGTATAAAAGGCTTGTAGCATCTACAGTGAATCTTCCGTTTTCCCATTCAACTGTGTGGTCGGCTTTTTCAACATCATCCTTTGTTTTTGCAAAACCCCATTGATATTTAAATCCTGCACATCCACCACCCTTAACAGATAACGACACAGCAAAATTTCCTGGATTATCGGTCAGTAATTTTTCTATCTGTGTCTTGGCAGTAGTTGTTATATCGAATGGTTTCATAATGTTAATTATCTCTTAATTTGTCCTTGATAAACCAAAATCGCATTGCTTCTCTACGGTCCTGGAAACTCATGTACGCATCTTGTTGTTCAGGATCCCAGAATGTGTTATCATCGTATAGAGGTTCAAACCACCAACCCCATTTCTTTTTGCAGTTATCTTCACACCATTCTATAAGAGCACTGTCTACTCCATGGTCTGCTAGGTATACATCGTATTTGAATTGTTGATTATAACCACAACCTTTTGGAATTTTTTCCATATTATTATTATAATTAAAAAAAATTATGAAGTCAATTCTATAACGCCGCAGGCCAATCTATCACCAGCATTACCAGTTTTTAAAGATTCAGCATCTCCACCTGTCCCTAGGTCGTCTTTGTCGGCATGTACCACTAGTCCTCTTCCTACAATAGACCTTTCACCGATTAGATCCACCCTGTCTGCTCTTATGGTAAATTTTGCAATGCCGTTCTCATCCGCTGTGATGTTACCAAGGTCCCCTATGTGTCCTTCTCCCATTTGTCCATGATCTACACCGTCGGGGTTATAGTGTCCTCCCATGCTCTCACAACCTTTTGACATGTCTCCGAATTCATGAACATGAAAACCGTGTTCGCCTGGTTTAAGTCCTGTCACTGTGCCCTTGATTAAAGTTGGTGTGCCTGGTGCCTGCATAAAAAGTATAGTGCCTTTGACATCATCGCTGTGTTGCAATTCACATTTGGCGATAGTCTGTGTCTTGTCCTCTGTTATACTTTCTAGTTTTGCACAACTGCATTCCGTTGCTCTCGTTCTCGGGCAAGATGTCATTTCAGTAAATCTCATTAGATAACTATTTATTATGTTTGAGTGTGTAAACAAACACAAATTCCAAAAATGGCTAGACCTTCTGTATGCAAAAGGTGGATCACTGGTTCGTATCCATAAATGCGAAATAAAATATATAGATGCACCCGAGTGGAAAACAGAACTTACTAAACATTATGAAAGTTGGCGCCATGATGACAAACACTGGACCTTCCATCATCTTAGGAATCTCTATAAACATATAAAAGCAAACGGAATAAATTTTCCTGTTGTGGCTAGGAAAAACGCTAATGGAAAATTAAGTATTGATCCCGGCGGGTCGAGAACAATGATTGCGATGCTGTTGCAGTTGGAACACATTCCAGTAGATTACATAGTGATAGGTGATCCTATAAAAGATCTAGTCGCACAGGGCAAAACTGTCAAAACGGCTGATGAATTTTTTGAACCATACAAAGAGGTTAAATCTAAGTGCGAGATGCAAATGGTACGGCACGATATAACAAAAGATTTCGAGGAGTTAGAAAGTTACGAAGATTTCTGGTTCACGTTTAATTGGTTTGATATGCGACACTTTTGGCCCATAGACGATGTGTCAGAGTTCAATAAAAAATACTCAAATGTAAAAATAGAAAACTCTTTATTGTCCTATACTCTGGAGGTATAGTTGTTCCGCGGCCATGTTTTTACCTTTGGCCTCTGTCTGTATATCGAAGTGTTCTCCAAAACTCAATGCCCAATCGTTTACTTTCCTGTTCGGCAACAGGTCCGAGTGTGCTCTTAGTTTTTGCTTTTTGCATCCACGTTCTAGTAACATCTTAATGTCATGCATTTCTGTATGAGTTTTGTCTCCTAGATTAGCAGGGGCGAGATGCTCATCTCTTGAATAAGAATAGTGCATGGTAGGCCGTTGTCCTCTCCATGAATCGATCACTCTTTTTACTCTATCGTCGTTTGCATCTATGTATTCCTCGTCTCTGATCCAGTGATGGTGAATGTCCATCACCAATGCTAGATGCTTTTCAAGTTCGAGACTTGCATCTAATCCCCAACCCATCTCGTCGTTCTCGATTGTGATCAAGTTACGTGCCTCTGGTGAAAGTTTTGGTAGTGCATCAATAATACCTTGTGGTCCCAACCTACCGGATATATGCACGTTAATCTTGCAACCATCTTGAAAACTTCTGCCAAACCCCATCCAACGTGCCATGTCGACATGATATTCAAATTCGTCTATGCTTCGTTTCCTAATGTCCTCACTGAGACTGCTGAGCACACAGAATTGTCCAGGATGGAAACTAACTTTTACATCCAACCTACGTGCTGTATCGCCAACGGGTGCAAATATTTTTTCTAGATGGTCTTGAATGTGTTTCTGTTGCCACCAGTCTATCCAGTTTGCTTCAGTATATCCTTGAAGCATCTCTGATCCGAGTCTCACCATTCTCCTTTCTGGAGGCAGTGAACCAACACGTTCTATCATTTTTCTTGCGGCTGTGGCATTATGGTTCATTATGTCCCATTGTCTTTGTTCCGCTTGTTCAGGGTGCTCTCTCAACCAACGCATGGTCGTTGATCGGCCGTTTAAGTCTCTGTCCTTTGCATTGACCTTCATTCCGCCAAATTCTGATTCATCGTTGAGCCATTTGCAACAAAATCCTATTCGCTTGATCATGTCTAATTTTAGCATAGATTTGGTATTTGTCAAGTCTATTACATCACTTTGTTCCATTCGGGCATCACCTTTCTGATGTCAGTGTTCCAATAGTCGTCCATTTGCCTAATAAAGTTTAACATGTCAGGATGAGATGTGTTCAAGAGGTATTTCTTATATCTCGGATCAACATGCTCGCTGAGTTCTTGGGGTAGATTGCCCGCGGCAAGTTCTATAGGTGTGATCAGCGGAATGGGTTCCTTGAAAGGGATACCTTTTGATATGCACCAATCATGAAGGACATGTATTCTACATATATTAAGAACACTTAAGGTTGATTGCACCTGTACTGCAAGTCCTTTTTCAACACTTGTCATCATATTTTTTTCGATAGTATTCCAGTTTGACTTTTGTCTAATATAATCATTTACTTCACCATGGGCCTCCAGACTGAAAGTAATGTTAGCCATTTTGAATTTTTGCAACAGGTCAAACATCTTATCATTCATCAACATGCCGTTAGTGTATATGTTCAGTTTTATCTTACCGCTGTGTCCCGAATCAACAATCCATCTCAGTAAATTTATTATTTTCTTATGATTGAAAGGTTCTCCTCCGAGAACAGTGATGTATTTTATGTCCTCTATGTTGGTCCTTATGTACATTTCCATTTCGAGGTCGTATTCCCCCTGTGGGTCACCCTCTCTTCCAATCGCTTTCCATACGTTGTCCACTTGGTTGCTCGCCTGTGGCACACACATTCTACATGCTAGATTGCAGGACGCACCCGAACGCATTTTTATTTCTGATATTTTGAGAGTATCGTGCTTTCTCACAAATGATTCAATCACGTCACTTTTGTCTATGGCTGACTCCATTCTAAGACTAATGTGTCCTTTATCCTCGACTTCCCAACATCTTCTGCATTGTGTGGGTCTTTCATTGTTAAGAAGTTGCCCTCTGACCTTTTTTAATTCATCGCTGTGTATCCACTCTTGTAGTGATCGGTGGTTGTGGTTGGTCAAGAATTCCGGACATGGTGATGGGTTATGAATATCTTTCCATTTCGCTCTGTCTAATGTGATGAAGGGTAGGTAGCAGAAAGTATTTTTGGTCATTTCCAATGCTCCACCACAAATTCGTCTCCGCAATTGAATGGTTTGGGTTCTCCGTGGAAAACTGCGACTCTATTTTCTTCGAATATTGTTGGTGGGTGCTGAAACATCTTTTTAACGCCTTTTACAATTTTAGTATCTTTCCTGCCTATCATTTCCCATTTGTAACTCCTTATCCATTCGTCCGGAAAAAAGTTAGTGTGTCCTTTTCCCCTGGAAGTGATCCAATCTTGATCACCGTGCATTCTACCCATTATAGAATGTGGATCCTGGGCATACTCGTTCCAGAAGAAGTCGCTAGTGCCCGTGTCCCACCTCATAACGGAACTGTTGCAAATTTTCCAATCTTTAACTCTGCACCTATTAAAATCTCGAATAATCATAAATTTTCCCGGCTCATGATCTACCAAGCAGTCGATGTTCTTGAAAATTATTATGTCTAGATCAAAATATAATATTGTACCTTTAATTGGCAGTTTTGGACTGAACATGTAAAGTTTGCTCCACCAAGTTTTTATTCCGGCTTCGTTAGGAAGATCAATGACATTTATGTCTGGGTCTAGACCTTTAGGGTCTTCCGTGATGCAGTGAAATTTGAAAGGCTTTGTGAGATGCCTTGAGACCATGCTCTTGAGAACATTTGCATATTGGGAAATATATTTGTTACCCCATTTTACACATACAACATGTAATTCAGACATTTTTACTGCTCCAATCGTAACCAGGTTTCATGTATTCTATTTGCATTTTCTTCCAATCTTCGCTTTCTAGTGTGTAACTATAATGGCACTCTGTTGTCGGAGAACCATTCACTCGGATATTTGATATATTTAAATTATTTTTCATCATGTCGTAAACTTCTAAGAATGGTTTGCCGTTAAAACATTTTTTCATATTGATTTGACCTACCTTAATATATCCCAACGCCAATGTTGGATTATCCCAATCGTAACCGTTATCAAATAGCCATTTCCTGAATGCGTCCATTTCTGCACGTTTAAACTCATTACGACTTTCATTAACCGTTTGGCCCCATTCTATGTCAAATTCTCCTGACCAATACACCTGATGATTGATCTCACTACACATTGCTTCAGACATTTTTGGTGCGTCTTCGTCCCGGAACACCTCAAACAATGTTTTTCCGATCTGGCTCCAATGTAGATAAACACCTCCCAGATCTCTATCATAGCGATTTTGTTTAAACAATTCATAATCCTCTGCCTCGAATTCGTATCTTGGGGCATTAAGAAAGGTTACAATCTGTGATGGCCTCATCCACTCTGGGTTATAGTATTTTTTCCTGTATGCTAACACCCAACTTTCTATTTCATGGCAAATATTGTTCAATTGTCTAATGGCATATTTGGTTTCATAGTCTGCCTGTTTGTAGTGTTTTGACAGACTCCATGCATTGCCTTGCAAATCTTCAAAATATCTATGTAATAGATTACATGCTTCATGTTTCAATCTATATTCTTGTTTTTGTGAAAATTGAAAATCGTCAGTACTGAAAGGGTCTAGACGTTGATAGGGTGGATCGAATTTGAATGAGTTTATTTGTTCTACATGCTTGTTGAGATCAGTGACTAGGAATCTCAGGTCTCTATCTGAATCTGCCCATCCTAGGAAGCAAAAATTTTTTTCTAGGATTCTCTTGTGTTCAAGATTATCTTTGACTGCATTGATCCAACGTTTGCCGAGACTTGTATCATAGACATCAATTTCAAGTTGCCTATTGTTTAGGTCTATTATGATATTATCAGATAGGAAACTAGTCTCTGGAGAAGATGGCACTGTTTGCTCCGTGTTCGAGAACTTCAACACTTTCTAACCATACTCTACCTTCGCTATCTTTATCAATAATCTCACTCACGTGATTATAGATATACTCAGCAAACTTCTCACAACCAACTCCTGGCATGATATTCAAATCTATAATATCTTTTTCCTTTAGGGATTTAAAAGTTTCTAATTCGGGATCGTCTTCAGATATACATGTTGTATGATCAAAATTCTTCTTCAACCATGCTTTGATAGGTTTAAGTCCACCGAAGTCCTGAACCCAGTTCCTGTCATCTAATTCCTTTGCACCAAATTTAAAAGATACTGCGATCGAGTATCCATGCACCCATCTACAGTGAGAATGAGATGCCTTCCATTGTCTGAATGCACAACTTAAACCTTCGTTGTGATCATATTTTTTTGTTGAGTAATAAGCCATTAGTTTATGCTCCTGTTTTTAGTTTCTGGAAAAAAATCTACGTCTAACACATTTTCGAGACTTTGTAGTTTTTCAGTTAAGTCGTTTGGTATATCAAAATGCTTGTCAATTATTGCTTTCAGCAGATGCACCAACAACAAAAATTCTGGCAACTTTGCAATAGCCTCTGTATCGATTCCGTTTTTGTGAAAAGCATGTAGCAAAAATTCAGTGCTATCTGCAAGACATTTTATACCTAGTTCTTTATCGCTGTTCATATTGTTATTATAGTTGTTATTTAGGTTTTGTCAATTGTTTATTAATATATTTTGCCATACCTTCGTATGACTCTTTGAATACGTTTTTCTTTTTCCACTCTTCTGGTAACTCCCACTCTGGTTCGTTAACCACTATCCATCTGCAGTCGGGTGATTCCATTAGTTTTGCGAATTGATATATCCAATAACTAGGATCTACCGGTCTATTAATGTAGGTATAACCAGAGGTGCCTGTGTAAACGTTGTTGGGTTTTGTCTTGCTTTTTGACCATAGGTCAAATCCTAACAGGAAAATGGCCTTAGGTTTGAAAGACAATGCTACATTTCCGGCATGTGGTCCTGTGCCCCAGTGCCATGGATCGTCCTGTCTCTTGTCTCCTTCGTAAGGCAAAGGTGGTAAAGTTTTTACATTTGGCCACATTGCAAATTGAGATGACCAGTTTGATCTTGTGTATATTGTGGTTTGTTTTCCGACTGTGTTAGCGGCCTCTTGACACATATGTTTATCACAACAAACAAAATATTCAAAATTGTAATCTCGAAATTGTGCATTACAACCAATCACTGTGCTGATCTTTTTCAAAGGTGTAAGATCAAAACCCATACGGCTTTCTCCGTTTCCTATTATGCTTACAAATTTTGTCATTAATCCTCTTGTACCATGTGCCAGATTGTTTTGTATTGTTTCCATGCTTTTGCGAGTGCAGGAAATTTACGTCTCAGTTTTATAGCATCAACACCTATCATCTCAACCTCATCAGTTTCTTGTTCTCTGTCTTTGGCCAACTGCGATTGTTCAACAAGTATTCTGTCGCCGTTCGGAAGTTGCTCGTAAACGGTCTCACCGCCATCGGGACTGACAAATATGCCACCGCCTTTTTTCACCAACCCGTTCTTTTTTCTAGTTCTTTTACTTTTTTTTCTATCCATGATCTTAATTCCATTTTATTTTCTTCATCAGTGAGATAAGGTTGTAGTTCCTTCAACACTAGATAAAGTTGCCATTCTCTTGCGTTTAGACCATCATCGTCCATCAATAATAGTCCTTATGGTCGCCTTTGGGAAAAGATAATCTAATTCCGTTTGTTCCGCCGTCGTAGTCTCCTTTGTGTCTTGGTATCACGTGTATGTGTGGCCACAGTATCGTTTGTCCTGCAGGCATTCCTATGTTTTGTCCTATGTTAAATCCTTCTGCTTTTCCTTGTTCTACAAGATCCAATCCGTATTGATAGGCTTTGCCATATGTTTCAGCAACACATTCAGTGTTATTATTTTTTGGCACGAACAACACGTGTCCGGGTGTTACAGGAAATTTGTCATCAAATAAAGCGTATGTGTCGTTCTCGAAAGTAGGCAGGTTATTGTATACCCAGGTGGTCTCTTTATACTCGTATATTGGTGTTCTGATGTTCTTTTTTATAAACTGTTCCGACATTTTTAGTTTTGATTACTCCTATACTTATGTTACTTGAATTAGGCAAGTAATTCAATCTAATTTTATGCCAAAATTTGGTTAAAGTGACGCCTGCGTTTTCCGACTCGAGTCCCAACATCTGTATAATTGCCTTACGAACTTTCTCGGCCGGTCCGTGGTTTTTGCATGTATCAGATCTGCCCACGTGTACTATTTTATTTCCAACACGTATTTTGTAAACACAATTAAGTTTGATCCATTTCGTTTTTGGATTTTTTGAGTGCCTCAGTTTTTTTCCTTCAAAACTGTAAAAATCTTGTATAGAATACCACTTGGTCATTTAATGCCCAGTTGCTTGAAAACTTTTTGTACTTTTTTTGCTTGGAAATAACAGTCAGCCAAGGCGTTGTGAGCGGCGTCTCTTTTCTCATTTGGATCCTTTGGAACAAGGCTGAACAGTGTCCGCGAATCTCTGATTTGCCAGTACTGCCATGGCACTGGATGGCCTAACTGTTTGTAGATATCTTGCAAGATGGCATAATCAAAAAGTGGACCTTGGCACCAGAACACATCTACGCCGACGCTCCATTTGTTTATTTCTTTTACCATTGAGTCTAGGCTTATCCTATCATTATCTCCCAATGCCTCTTCTCGTATTTCTTCTGGTTGGGTTGACCACCAATCTAGAGTGTCCTGCATCACGTGTCTATCCATACCTGTCTGCGAATCTACATCAACTCTGAAGTACATTCCTTGGGCAGGCTCTGTGCTGTGATACGGATCAAATTTAACACCACCAACAGTGAGTATTACTGCATTAGGATTAGTGCTTAAGGTTTCCAGATCTATCATTGCATGTATCATAGGACATTGCTATTATAGATTGAAAACGCATTTCTGTCAAGCGTTTGGTAATTAAGGTTTTGGCAACGCCATCATTTCTTCTAGATTTACAAACTCTGTTGGTTGGTACTCACGTATGTAATCTGCAAGATATTGCTCTTCCAGGCAATACATCTCACCTGAACTCTCAGGTGCACGTAACCTTATTTCCTCCATGTATGCGTTGGCATATGCGTTGCATGTGGTGTAATCTAGCAATGGCTCGTCAATCCAGCCTACACTACAACTGCCCCATATACAGAAATATATGGTAACAAAAATTTTAGTCATTTAGATTTCTATACATGATTACCTTGCTTGTAAAGGTATTGATTAAGATTCTCCAATTCAATTTGATTCAAGCAGTTTACCATTCCTGCCGATCCTGGATATTCTTTTTGTGCGTACTCCTGCACAATTTGTGCCTGTACCATGCACTCATTGTAAGAGTCGTATGCTGTCTGTTCATAAACAGTCTCACAATTAGATCCCCAACATATCATAACAACCAAAAAAAATTTCATCATGTAAAGTATTTAAGCCTAAGCATTCAAAGTAAAATACAACTATTGCATACCACGGTTGCATTCCACTAAATACACACATATTATGGATTTCGTAACATTTGTAAGAGACGTGGGTTTCCCAATAGCAGGTGCCATAGCGGCAGGTGCCTTTGTGTTCATCACGCTGAAATTCATACTCGCTTCTGTGACAGGCTCTGTGAACAGTCTGAAGGCCATAATCGGAGCATTGGACAACAGGGTACAGACTATGAACAACGACCT